AAGCAACCTCAGGAGACTTTCCGTCACCAAGCGACTGACCCAGAGGGTCGGTATCGTTCGTATATGTACCTTGCAGCATGGCGAGTTTCATCTTCTCGTAGAACTTGCCATCCTCATTGTAGAGCATAGATGAGAATTTATCTATCACAGAGAAATAGTACTTATCAAAGAATGCAAAGAGTTTCTGCTGGTGCGTACCTTTCTGCAACCCTCCGAGTTCCTCCATCTTCGCAAGCATACGACGCATCATTTGCGCACGCTCCTCTGGGTATGCCTGTTCCATTAAGTTCCAAAGAACAGACTTCTCGCCATTCCATACTGGCGTACCGTCCTCGTAGGTGTCGTGATATTCTACGTGGTAGGGTTTCTTCATTAAACCCTGGTTGATGACCGTCAGGATAGTATCAAGGTCATCCTGACGAAATTTCCATTTACTCTTTGCCATGTTTATTCCACATTAAAGTTATAAGGGTATATGTTTTTTGCACAGTTGTCGGTCGCTGCCACCGCTTCAACATATAGTTGATGATAAAGTAGGTCCATTATGTCCCAGTACTGCGACTGCTCAGCACGGAATTTCTGAATGCGTGCTGCCTTGAATAACTCATTGAGTTGGGTTGCATCACTAACCGAGTTGAATATCGTCTCGGTTAAGCCGTACTTATCACCGACTAACTGCTGACGAAGATTAACCACCGACACACCGCTATCGAGTGTTGACGGGCAGAATTTCTTATACAAGCTATCGTAATAGTATAGGTTGTATTGATTAGGGTCGCCAGCCTTCGCAATCCAATACTCGATATGCGTTGAATGTGGGTCAGCGTTCAACTCGTCAAGCGTTCCATTGAAAGGCTCAATAAACGTATTGCACTGATATACGATATTGTAAGCAGTGATATACGACTCTACGAGCTGCTCTGCACGCTGACGGGTCTCATTGTCTGCTGTAGTCTTATCATCAGCAGGGAGGTCTGCATAATCTAAGTCCCAGCAGTTCTCCCAAGAGAGTTCAGATACTTGGTACTGATATGCTTCCTCCTCCGTGTTGTAGCGTATTCTTCGCTTATCCCAAGGTACTTGATACAAGGTAAGGCGTGGCGAGTTGTCAGAACCCTCAATAGATAGCAGGTCAGGAAATAAATCCTTGTCATAACCAAAAGTAGCAGCATCGCCTTTATCTGGTCCAATCGTGAACAAACCGACAAACTTGTATGTAACAGTACCGTCTTCTGCGGTCTGTTTCTCAAATCCAACGAAGGTCTCTTGGTAGATTGACACTCGTGCTTCGCTATCCTGCTCGATACCCTCATTGGTTAAGCCTACCGCCTTCCATAGGTCGGTATATGAGTTCACAGAACCTAACTTATGGTATTGCATTGAAGAAGCAATATTCTTCTTCGCTGTCAGCTTGGAAATCTTCGGCAGGTTCTTAAACAGTTCAAATTTCTTCTGTGTTGTCTGTCCGTCCTCATATACGATGGTCGTGTCCTTAGCTACCTTTGCCTTCCAGTTCCATAGGTAGTAAAGCATAGAAGATGTACCTTGACCTTGTAATTGAAGATTGGTAATTGTTAAACGGTTAAGATTCGTATTACCGTCTTTCGGATATATCTCAAGCGTACCTTTTGGACGATAAGACTTTCCATATTCATAAGCCGGCAATGGCTTATCAAATGTAAACACATTCACCTTGCCACGCACCTTGTCAAAATCGACCGTGGTACCGAGCGTATCATAGATGTCGTTATCTAATTTCTCCGCACTCTTCTCTCCAACGGTCGACAAGGCGTTGATATAGTCCTGATGGACGTTAGCAGCGTCCATTGCGCTGTCGTATATACGAATGGAATAGAGGTCAAAATCCGCTTTCTCTGAGCCAATAACAATGTCACCACCTGAGCCTATCTGCATAGAGTCTGTAAGCAAGTAGGCGAACTTACGAGCTTCAATGCCGTCAATGTAGAGGTAGACGAGATTAAGGTAGTAGGTGTTTCCATTCAGTACATAAGTGTACTTCTTAGGACTAATCACGAGTGCAAGGCGAATACGCACACCATCATCTGTATTCATAGCCTGAACATCTGCATTGCGCTCGCTTCGAGTTGCGAACATAATAGAAGAAGGCTTCACCTTCAATCCGATATAACCCTTCTGATAAGGCATAGCTATCGAGATACACTCCGCATCGTAATCAGATGTATTGTTAATCTGATAGTCAATTTCGATTGTCTTGCCACTCTGTGCTGCCTCCTTTGCGAAAGGCTTGTAATCGATAGTCAGTCGTGAACCAGCGAGCAGTCGCAATGTGCGTGCGCCTTCATCGTCCGTCACCCAGCCGTCACGAGAGAATGCCACGTTCTGCCAATCAGCACCGATATGCTCGGAGTTGATGAGATTGCGGAGGACGTTGCGGTCGGTATCTGTGTTATTTCTGTTCTTAGCATTGAAATAGAACACTGCTCCTGCTGTTGCAGAGTATCCTTGTGAGTTGTCCACTGGGAAAGGGATTGCATCACGTAGTCGAACCTCGTCTGTTGGGTGAGTTCTGAATCCGATTAACGCTGTGAAATCAGAGTTATCAATCGTCTCGACCTCAAGCGAGAGTGTGTATTGCATCTTGGTTTGTGTCAGCGTGTTCTCTGATACATTCTCTTGCAGCACCTCGTTATCCTTCTTCATCAAGATTGAGAGTGGTGTCGTTACAGCCTTGCCGTCATAGACAGCGTATTCAAGAACCTTATTCTCATACCAGTTCAGCAGCTTCTCCGCCTTGTTATTGACGACTACCATCTTCACAGCCTCGTTATTAGCCACCGCCATAAAGTCGTAGCCTACTGGCGTAGTCTGGACCGTATTGTCTTCATTCGATAGCCAAGCAGAGAGGTGGAAGATACCAGTCTTATTCGTGAATGGAACGGTATAAGCGACAGGTGACGAGGTGTAAGTGGCAGTACCGAATTGACGCTCATACGTCTGCTCGTAGCCTTCACCTGTTATCTTCACATGCAGCGTCTTCGAGATGTTACCGCTGATGTAACACGGCAAGACAATATCACCTTGATAAGCCTTCCACCAGTTGAACTCTGAGATAGAAAGGAAGAGAGCAGACAACGTAATTGAGTAGACCAGAGCAGGAGAGGTTTGCCCCGTCACCTCACCTGTAATCTTTACCATGATGTTATTTTGACCGCTCTCGAGGAACTTAAATACATCAACAGTGGTAACTGTATTCGACTGACAGCGACCACGAGCCTTAGATACGAACGTACCATCTCCAGCCTTAGCGAAGATTTCGTACGTTCCCCATTCGCCAGAGTCTACATAATCAGTCTGTCCGACATCCTTAGTGCGAGACACGAACATAAATCGAATAGCGCACTCACCAGCCGACTTAGAGGCTGAGAGTGTCGTCGATGGTGACTGATTGACAGCACGGAGATAATAGAGGATGGTCTGCTGACCGCCACCACCACCTTGTCCGATGCCGAGTTCAGACAGTTTCATAGGAACCCATTGGTCACCGTTCCATACGAGTACACACGTCTCAGATGTGAGTTCGTCAACCTCAGTATTTACATTTGAAATCTGTCCGAGCGTAGGACGGTTCTTCGCAATCGTCTTCTTCACACGTTCCTCCTCAGAGTTCTGTGCGTCGATTAACTCGTTGACCTTTTCTGGCAACTTGTTAAACTCGTCAGCGGTCAGTCGTCCGCCTGTCTGTTTATGTTCTAAGTAAAGTTTTTCTATCGCCATAATTATGATAGCTTAAAAGGAAAGGTGTATGTAAATCCGTTATTGCCTTCTATCTCAACACCATGTGCAAGAGATAGCGCATGACAAATGATGTCTTGAAGGAGTTTAGGATGAGCAGATGTAAAATTCTCACCCGTATTGTCTTCAATACTACGGATAGATGCTTGTGCGAAGCGGTTATCTTTCGTACGGCTCTCTGTGAGATGTAGCTTGATGTACTTCATTATAGAATTTCTTGCAAGTTATTCAAGAATTTGCAAGGATTAATACGCTAAAGTTTTCGATATTTTTTCAGCAGCCACACCACAATGTACGCTATGACGGCCAACAGAGTAGCGGAGAGAGCACCAATTGCCCATCCGCCAACATCCATCTTTAGCTTCTGCCATCTACTTAACTCTCGCTCAACGACCTTAGGAACCTCGATGTGTTCCTTCTTGGTAGCACGCAAACTGTCATTGCTCGCCTTATACCTGTCAATCAATCTTTGAAGCGTCAGATTGTCCTGTGTTGCATGCCACCTATCACGATAGCGGACAATCAATTTCTCCTTGATATTGCCTTGCTCATCCTTGACTATCACCACACTGTCATGGATAGCAATGCTGTCACGGATGTTAATCACTTGTCGAGTGATTAAGCTATCCTTGATATGTACGCTGTCCTTCCTTGACATGTAGATAGTGTCTGTGCGGATAGACTGCACAGGTACATACACTCTATGCGAGCAGCTTGTGAAGCAGAGCGATGTAAGTGCAAGTAACCCTATGAGGATTAATATTGAATACACGTAGTATTTAATTTCTTTATCGTCCATAACTAAACCTTTAATGTGAAACATTGCCTTCTTTGCTTTCCATCCGCACGCTTATATCCTACATGCACCCAACGAGACGACTTAGACCGCTCGATGATGATTTGGTCGAAAGCGTACCCCATTAAAGAGAACTCTGTTGCAAAGAACCTCTCAAACTCGTCTTGCTTACCATTGACAGGCAGCAAGTCAGCAGCATATCCTGTGACATGAGCAGAGTTTTTCACACCACCGACAGCCTTATTCAACTCTGGTGAGCGATAACCGCTTGTGATGCGGATAGCAGGAGTACCGAGGTCGTGACGCTCGCAATACTCTGCCCACTCCGCACGGATACACTCTAAGAGCGTAATCGTCTCTGTCAGGTGGACCTTCACAATAGAAGGAGGGTTATT